CCTTCTTTGCTGCCCTGAACTATCGCCTCTGGGTAAAGGCTGGCACTACTACCAGCACTGTACCTACCAGCAGCAGTGGGATGGTTGAGGTACTTAGCCTCACCAATGCCGGTATTCAGGGCAGCAGCGACACAACCGATGTGCTGGACTACGGCAGCACGCAGGGCTTCAAGGCCAGCCTGGTGACAGGTCAGAGCTACACCATTCCTTGCAGCATGAACCTGTCGGTTGTCGATGAGGGATACCTCACCCTCAAGAACGCAGCGTTGAACTCGAGCAGTGGCACTCTGGTGGAGTGGTATCGGGAGACGCCGGTGACCGATGGTTCCAGTGATGACCCTGAGGTTCATGCAGGCTTGGCGTTCGTCACTGATTTCAGCGAAGACATCCAGGCTGGCAATGTGGCCACGGTGAGCTTCACGCTGACTGGTTATGGAGCGTATGAGTTCACTGCTCAGGCTGCGCCGACGCCCTGATTAGAATTGAGAAGGAGATCCTGGGGGGCGGTCGTGTGGGCGACCGCCTTTTTCTTGTCTAGAGGCCGAGCCGTTCCAGCTTGCGCCACTCAGCAGCAAAGAACTGGTCAAGAGGGATGGCATCAAGCGCAGGCTTGATCCAGTTACGAGGCGGCACCACCGTGCCACGGCTGGTGGTGTAACCGGTCAAGATCAAGGGCGCATACGGGAACCCATTGTCTGAGCGCGCAGCCCATGTGAAGCGTAGTTGTGTTGCACTAGGTCGATCACGACGTTGGGAACGCAAAAAACCGCCAAGATCCACGATGTCACGCGGGCTAGTGACAGTGCTGTTATTGCGCCTCTTGGTTGGACGCGGCCAGCTGAACTGCGCCGTCTTGATCTGGTCTTTGAGCTGCTGATCTATTACCTGTCCATAGGCGGTCAGGATCGCTGGGATCCGCAACTTGAGCTGGGTGCTGTTCCACCCGGTCAGCTTGTAGGTAGCTCGTACTTGAACGGCCATCAGCTCTGCACGTAGCGGACCAGGCGAATCTTGTCGCCAAGCACCTGTTGCAGCGTGCTGCCGATGGTGCCAGTGCTGCCGTAGGGGAAGCGGCTGCTGATCACCTCGCAGGCCAAGCTGCCCTGACTGGCAAAGTTAAGCGTGCCGGTGATGCCAGGCTTGATGCGAGCATCAAGAGCTTGAGGGCTGACGGCATAGCCCTCAAAGACCTCAACATCAGCATCAATGCCAGGCAGGTTAGATCCATTGCTCCCGCCTTGACGCAGGTACAACGTGACAGTAAGCGTCTCTGTTGCAGGAATGATGTTGCCAGTTTCAGGGTCGGTGTAGGTGCCAACGGTCGGCAGATGGAATACTGCGGAAGCGTTAGCGAGGCCAGCTAGTGCGCTTGTCATGGCCTAGGTTGCTCTGCCGGCAACCTATGAGACGCAACAAACGGTGCTGTGGCCGACAGTCTGGGATCTGCCGTATTAACGCTGGCGGTAGATACCAGACAGCTGGATGCTGGATTGAATGCAGCAGAGCGCCAAGCGCAAGCACAGGCTAAGAGCATCAGCAGTGCGTTCAGCCGGACTGGGAAGGATCTTGCCGGCTTAAATCTTGGCGCAAAAGGCAAGCAGATTGAGTTCACATCAGCGTTCAGTGCTGATGGTTTACGGGCTGGTTTAGAACAAGCCAATCGCCTGACGCGTGGTGACCGCCGGATTGAGTTCACGGGAGTCTTTACAACAACTGGTCTACGGGAAGGTATCGAAAATGCCAAGCAGGTCGGCCGGCGTGAGGGCTCGCTAGAACTCCCGACAGCATTGGATCTAAGTGGAGTCAAATCAGGCGCCAAGCAGGCCGGCCAAGAAACACGACGACAAAAGCCACTGATTTTTGCATCTGGCCTGGATGCTAGTGGCGTTAAAACAGGTGTGCGCAATGCGCAACGGCAGAGTAGCCAGCGGCCAATTCAGTTTTTGTCAGGGCTAGACCTAAGTGGCCTGCAAGCTGGGCTGCAGCAATCTACGCGATTGACAACTGGTCAGCGCCGTGTTGAGTACAGCAGCACGTTTAATGCTGCAGGGGTACTGAATGGAGTGCAGCAGACAGAGCGAAAAACAGAAAAAAGAAAACCAGTTGAGTTCACCGGCACTTTTAACCCAAGCGGCCTGCAGGCGGGGCTCAAGAGAGCTGAAACGGCTGCTGCTCAAAGCGCCAAGAGGATTGAGCAGTCACTTACAATAGGCAAGAGCATTACATCATTAAGCATCAAGCTCAACTCATTGAGAAATGAACTTGAGAATGTTGCAATCGGTTCCGCTCAGTTCAGGAGTTTGCGGTCTCAGATAGCAAGCACACAAAAAGAGTTTGATGATGCGACAGGTGCTGTCGCTGAGCTGGCGGCCACAGGCACACTAGCGTTTGGGCCGCTGGCAATCGCTGCGCTGGGGGTAGGCGCGGCCGTTGTTGGCATTGGTACTGCTGCTACGCAAACCGCTGGCAGGATTCAAAAGCTCAATGCTGCCTTTATCGGCCTGACAGGTTCCGCAGAAGCTGCAAAACAGCTGCGCCAAGACCTGTTCACCCTCAGCAAGAGCACACCGTTCAAGAACGACGAGATTCTGACCGCTGCACAACGCTTCCTAGCAGTTGGCGTCAACGTCAAGCAGCTTCAAGGCACAATCAACCGGGTCGGCGCCATCGCGGCTCAGTCAGGCCAACCTCTAGAGCGTCTGGCGCTGATCTATGCGCAGGTCTATGCCAAAGGAAGGTTGCAGGGCGAAGAGAACCTGCAGCTGCTTGAAGCCGGCGTAGACCTAACGCAAGAGCTTGCGCAAGTTACTGGCAAGAGCGGCACTGCCTTGCAGGACGCAATGTCCAAAGGCCAGATTAGCGTTAACGACTTTAACAAAGCGCTTGTCCTTGCCACTGGAGATATGACTGCTTTGCAGTTGGCGGGTCAGGCAGTAGACGTACAGTTCAACAATATCTTTGACAATTTTGGTCAGTTATTTGGCGGGCTTGCGTCATCTGTTGCCCCAGCTTTGTCAGCGGCGTTTGGCATCGTTAATCAGATCCTCGACCAGGCATTCCCAAGCCTCGCCTCCATTGAGGAGCTGTTTGCGCCTCTTACAGCAGAAGCAAAGCGTTTCTCAGATGTTCTGGCTGGAAATCCAGAGCTGATCAGCGCCATTGCTGCTGCAACACGTGAATGGGCTCAGCTACTTGTAAATAACGTCGCAAGCGGACTCAAGTTTGTCAGTGACATCCTGAGCGAGATTGATGGCAAGCAGCTACTTGAAGTGTTCTTGGCCGTTGAACTGGCACTAAGAAGAACTGCACTGGCCGCTTCCGCTTTAGGCGTTACCTTGGCAAAGAATGCAGAGTTGACATTCCGTGCCATCAGCAATCCAGCCAAGTTCGCCCAAGACATCATCAAGGCCGGTGGTTTCTCAGAGTTTATTCAGCAAGAATACAAAGATGCTGAAAAGAGATGGAACGATTGGGCAAACTCTAAGCCGCTTGACCCCCCAACAGTCAAGACTAAAAACAAGGAACAGCCAGCAGGCGACCTTACGAGCAAGACACCAGGGCCTGATCCTGAGTTGCTTGCAAAACAACGACAGCAGAACGTCGAATCAGAGCTGGCCTTGCGCAACGTGCAGCAGCGCATTGCCTATGCTAAGCAACTGGCTGCTGCCGAAGCTGGTGTAGTGCGCCAAACCATACAGCAGCGCCAAGAGATTGAGGCCGGGATCCAAGCGGCAAAGGATCAGGTTACACAGATTGGTGCTCAGATTGATTCCTTACGGCTTCAAGGGAAAGACTCTGGGCCAGAACTTGAAAAACTCGTAGCAGAACAGAAGGTTGCAGCTCAAGAGATTCGTCTCAAGCTGATTGAAGGTGCAACAGCACTTAAGGATGCAAGTAAGAAGTTGGCCGAGGATGCCCAGCGAGCAAGGGATGAACTTGCTGGCGTGAGAACTGATCCCGAAGGCCTGAACAAGTATCTTAATCCGGTGCAGAGGCAAGAACGAGCACAACAATCCTTAGATTCTGTGCTTCCAGATTTCAGGGCTGCACAGGCCAGGTTTTCACAGTTGACAGGTGCTCAAGCACCGGACTTTAGCGGCACCGTGGAAGGTGTCCTTGGATCAGTGCGTGATTTCATTGCAAGAGTAAACCGTGAATCCAGTGCAGTCAATGATGTTCAGAACATCCAGAAGGCATTATCCGAGTCAAACATCAGCCTAGTGAAGACCAATGAAGAACTGGCAAAAGTGACTAAGCAGTTAGCAGACAAGAAGTGGGAGGTCAATGTGAACGTACCTGGCGGCACCAGTAGTGGTGACGTACTAGGACCTATCAACGCAGGCTTCTAATTATGACTGTTAGCATTGGCGCCTTTTCCTGCTCAGCACTGACGGCTCAGCCTTTTGGGTATGAAGGTGAGGCCCGCTCCGGTTTGACTGCTCGGACGTTTCGCGTCACCGGCCTACTAACCACCACGCAGTGGCAAGCACTTGTCAGTGAATATGACAGCTGGCGTGACCTGAGAATTGCCGATGCCGATACCCTGAGCAGCTGCTCGGCCGGCACAACGGTATCTCTCAGCGTCAGTGCCAACGGTCTGAGTGTTAGCAGTTTGCCTTGTTGGTTCACTGAGGTGCCCACCGGTGATCAGGCAGGTGCTTACATCAATGCCAGCGTCACGCTGGTGGATGCAGCAGAAGCGCTCGCAGTGTTGCTACGCGAGCAGGAGAAGAACCGCCAGAGCACCGAGTCAAGTATTCCCAACCTTGGCACGGTGACCCTGACGCGAGCATCTGGTACGTCGCCGGTGATTACGCTAACGAAACCAATGACAACACGCACTGATGGCCCGACTGTGGCGTTGACGGCAACGGGCGTGAGTTATGTGACCGGTGCTTTGACTGCTCACAAGGTAAGGGAGATTCAGGGTTACATCTCTTATGGAGGATATGAAGACGTACTCTCTTGGTACGACGAGACCATTGCGGCTGTACCAGCAGCCAGCAGTTGGTTTCCAGTGTCAGCTCCTACCGCAACCGCTGAACGGATCATAAGTAGTGGAGCATTGAGCACACGCTACACCGTGTCCCTGACTGCTCTGCAGATCATCTAATGGCTATTGACATTCGCGCCACGGTCACCTGCAGCCTCGGCACGCTGATCAGCGGCAGCATCAGTGACGACTACATCCAGGGCAGCGGCCTCGTCAAAACGCGAGGCAGCATCGAGCTGAACGGCATTGTCACCCCAGCCGAGGGGACGGTTGTGACCTTCAGCTACACCAAGGGAGGTGTGACGCGGACGATCCCTCGCAAGCTGCGGGTGATGAGCAGCTTTGCCGATCCGTTCCGCCGTACCACCAAGGTGGAGTTGGGTTGCAAGCTGACGTACCTGTCCGACCTGAAGCCCGCACCAACGGTTGAGGGGGACTCAGACACAGAGACCGGCAAGCGACTGCAGTGCCTCAACGGGTACTTGGAGTATCCAGCCGATGCACCGTATGGCGTGCCGATCTCGGCTGCTGACCTAATGAACCGCTGCCTAACACGGCTTGGCATCACGGCAAGCAGCAACCCGCTGACCAACAGGTTCAGCCAGGACACCTTTGACATGACCCCTGGCTACGTGACGGTACTGGGGGACCTGCTGCTGTCGGAGAGCTACTGCGGCTATCTGAACAGTAACGAGGTGCTGCAGGTGTTCTCGCTGGATCAGAGCGGCGGCACTGGCCCTGTGGTGGACTCCAGCAAGATCATTGATCTGGAGGGCATTGGCTTGGGGGATCGCCCTGGCGATGCAGTGGTGGTCAGGTATCAGTCCCTTAAGTACAAGGAGGACCTAGAGACCGAGGACCCCACCTCAAACGACTACAAGCTGCGGAACTGGGAG